TTTTTCTTTATTAAAAAAATCGCGGACGGTTTCAAAAATACCTATAGCGCTGGGGCGTGCCTGTAGTCGGATAATAGTTTCACTATTTGCCGGGATCCTTTGATCGCCAAACGCCGAAACGCTGGCTACCGCCGATCCTTTTACACTTACGTCACCAGTTATAGAACGAATAGTTATAGCTGAATTGGTAGGGTTTTGCGCCGCCAGTTCAATGTTTAGGACTGGAGAGAGCAAGCGGCCTCCGGGGCGAATGGATCTAAGAGAAAAAACGGCTTTTTGTCCGAAACGGAAACGCGAGAGCAAAAAGAGAGCCGCTGCGCCGCCTACTAAAAATAAGATATTCCGCATTTGCTATTTGCTGCGGCTTTTTTCGTTCCTGTCGTTTGTCGTTATCGAAAATAAAACAAAATGACTACCGAAAAAAATTATTTTTCTATCCTGTAGTGTTTTGTAACTTTTCGCCGAGCCCGCGCGCGGCTTTGTAGGGCCGCTGCGCGGACTCTGGCGAAGATAGTGAAAAAAACTGATATTACTAACTATTTTAAGCTATAAAATATCCACATTTATTCACTCGTATTGACCTTTATTTAAGAAAAGTATAGCCAGTATAAGGCATAAAAAAGCCCAGCGTAGAAACGCCGGGCGTGAATTGTAAACCAACACTGTCTGCTTATGAGAGTACTAAGGTAAGCCCTTTTTATTAAAATCGCGTATAAGCCACGTACGGCCCTCAAATTTCGCACTTTCTTTGTCGTACCAGTTTATATACCAGGCGCCGACATTGGCGCAAAATTCGCCAAATTTGAGCCGACTGGCGATATTTCGGTACTTTCTTGGCCTTTTGGTACCAGGCTTAAAAAAAACTATTGCAGTTTCGAGCTTTTTATTCATTTTTTCCTATTTTTGAGATGAATACGAGTGATCGCGGTTTGTTCCGTTGGTCGTTTGTCCGCGCCGGTCGAGTTTACTCCCGGCGCTTTTTTTTACCCTAAAATGGCAGATCATTGTAGTCATAGTTACCCTGGCTGCTGCTGGGTGTTAGTGGGGCCTTAGTTTGTACGGCCGTAGGGTTAAGATCTACCGTCTTATCCTCGGTAAACAAGACGCGCAGATAAGTTTTGCCGGCTTTACTCTTATTGATCCAGCCACTCATTTTATAGGGCTTGCCGTCAAATAAGCAGCTCCCAGTATAGTCCGGCTGCGTTTCCTTGTCCTTAGTGGCGCGAAAAAGAGCACCGCTGTTGTTTTTTTGTTCCATAGTTATTGCTGTTCGGTTTCCTCCGTCCCCAGGTTAAAAATTTATTGATAATTATTTAGAATTTTTAATTTTCAAATAATACTTTTTTGCCTTTACTTTTTTTCTCGGTTTATGTTTTATTTCTCTTTCATCTAAAACAATTATTTTTTTCCCATTTACTATATGAATACTTTTAATTTTATCTTTCATTTTATTTCTTTAATAATTTATCAATAATTTCTTTAGATATACAATTAGGAGCAGATTTAATAGAATTGTTATCTAAGTCCCAAATAATATGATCGTTAGTATTTTCTTTTAATTGTGGCAAATCATAGCTGTAAAAAGTTGCATAATCAATTTTTGTTTTGAAAATAATTCTATAAATATCACACTTAATACATTGGCATATATAAAAAGCAATTAAATCATTAGTTACTGGAATTTCTTTCCAAATGTGTTTTTCCATTTTATTTCTTTTTTGTAGGTATAGCCGGGCTGGGCTCAATGTAGGGCACCTGGTTCCAGCGGCCGTCAAAATTCATAATTGCGACTGGCTCAAAGTCGCTATCGCTACGTAGGTATTTTGCCTTTAAGACAAACTGATTATGCTCCCTATTTTTTTCCACTATCATTGTAGATTGGCTCCAGCGATCGGTATTGCTACCCAGGTGGCCCAGCGTTTCGCCTTGGCCCTTTCCTAAATGCAGCACTCCTAACAGTAAAATATCGTATTGCTTTGTAATTCGCTTAAGCCAATTCGTTACCAGGCGCGTTTCTTTGGGATCGTTATAGTCCAGGCAAAGATCCAGTAATCCGTCCACAATAATACAGGAGCAGTCCGGATTATTGATTAAATACTGCTCAATCATTACTCTAATTTTTTCGGGCATATCCTCTCTCATTGAGTAGGCGTCAAAAGTAGACGGCAGCTTTTTTTTCTCTGCCAGCGTTACTATTTTATCTATTTGCCTATAAAAGTCAAAGCTGCTCATTTCGGTATCAAAATAGCCGATCCTGGGCCGATCGTGGGGCAGCGCCAGTTTCATACCCCAAATGCTGCTAAATAGCGGCACCAGGGCAGACGCCGCCGCTGCTCCCACGAAAGTTGATTTACTGGCTTTAGGTAGGCCCGAAAAAACAATATAGGACTGTAGGCAGCCCACTACTTTACCCTGGACCGTAAAGATCGGCACCTGGGCGGCTGGCCTATTGTCGGCATCGTATTTTCGTGATAGTAAAAGTTTAGAGAGATCCAGTTCGTCGTTTGCCATTTTTGCTTAGTTCATATCCCAGTACGTCGCGAGCCATTGAAAAAATAAAAAAGTAATAAGCAGCCAAAACTTAGGGCTGCTCAATAATTGCAGTATTTTGTTTTTCATTTTCTTGCTTGTTTAATTCATTAAATAATTCAGTTGCTCCCAGTACAGCGGCTTGGAAAGCATTAACGGCTTTTCCTTTGTGTCTTATTTGTTCGTCCAGTCCTAATTTCAAATAAAACGGCAGCAGTTGTATTGCTGCAAATTCTAGTTTACTCATTCCTGGGATCGGCGCAATAATACGGCCTAAATTGTCTTGGGCTACCTGTGGCGGAAACGCTGGCGCATTGTAATTTTCCATTTTTTGATTTTTTTGATTAGATAATAAATATAAAAAGTAATGTGTATTACTAAGTAAGCAGCGACAAAAGTCGGAAGACACACTACAGCAATAAAAAATAACTGCAATAAAAATTTAGCCAATTTCATCGGGCAATTGGTTAATATTGATTATTTGCCGTTGCCAGTAATCAATGCTATCGCCAATTAAAACGCGCATTTCCATAGCCAGGTTAAAGGGTACAAGGCGCTGCTCAATTAAGCATCGGGATCCGCAGTCAAAAGTAATTTCAATCGTTACTTTTGAACCGTCCAGGTTCATTCCTAAAAATTGTAATGCTTTTACTTTGTTTTCAAGCTCGCGCAAAAAGGCGGCTTTGTCCGTTTGAGTGGTCATAGTTCCGTAGTTTAATAGATTAGTAAAAAAGATCGTTTGTCGTGTGTAAATTTATAGCAGTTTATTATATACTACCAAAAAAAAATCTTGCCTGGGTCTGGCAAGATTGTAAAAGTTTGTAAAAATCAATACGTTAGGACAAAAATAGGTCGGCTTCTTTTTTACGTCGTAGCGTAAGGCCTGGCAGTTCTTTGCCGCCAGCCCTATTCCAGCGCAAAAACTGGGCGGCCACTAAATTTTTATCCGTTCTGCTATTTAGTAACCTTAGTAGCGTAGATCTTGCAAATGCGCCGGATCCTATGTTATACACTAATGAAGTCAACGCTGATAGCTGATTAGCCGTTATAGGTACTTTTACAAGGCGTTTAACGTCGCCTTCTGCCGATGCAGTACTGATCCGTAGCCAGTCCAGGGCTTGCGCCTGGGTAATTTTATCGCCTTTTTTTACTGGTAGGCCAGTATAGGGGTTGCGCGTATTGCCGTAACCGATAGTCCATATCCCGGCGCTATCTTGATAGGCATTTAATTTAATCCCCTCAAACCTGGCTATAAATTTAGTAGCGCTCATTTTGTTTCTTATTAGCAGTAATGCTAGTATACCTAGCCCAATAATATAGTTTTTATAGCGCCGCAAAATTAGATCCCTGTTTTGTCGTAGTCCTTAGCAGCCGCCAAGCCCAGGCCGGCGCCGATCGTTGTTATTCCAGTTACCAGGTCGCCTTTCAGTATAGCAGCTACGCCGCCAACAATTGTGGCAAAGCCAAAAAAAGTCGTTTTCCAGTTTTTTAATGTTTTTTTCATAGTGAGTTTCCTTTTGTTTTTTGTATAAGAATATCCAGCTTAGTTTCTAATCGAATAAGGCGCTCGGCGTGATCGTCGTGCTTTAATTGTTTATCCTCTAACGCTTTTACACGATAGTTCAATACAGCCCACGATGCGCCAGCGCTAAATATGCTAGTTACTACTATCGCTATTATTTGACTGTCCATTATTTTTTTCTTTTTCTATTGCATCGGCAATTTGTGCGTTTACCTCTGCCAATTTGTTCTTAAAAAATTCAATGTTCGAGATCAAGTCGTAAGCAATGGCTTTTAGTTCTTTGCTGGTCATTTGTTTTGTTTTTAAGTTTATGCTGGTGTTAATTGTATATAATAAGCCGATCCATCAATATCTAAATATAAATATGGCGTACCGCCAGAAATTTGAACTTGCGAAAATTTAATTTTTCCGGCCCCTTTACTTGTTGGCAATGGTGCGCCAGCTAAAACAATATTGGTCTTAATTGTGTTTGAATTTAGATCCATTAAAGTGCCAGTACTATCATCTATAACAATACTACCGTTAAGCGTATTTTGTCTAATGTTACTATCACTTAAACCGGTTGGCCCATTGAAAGGCACACGAAAAAAACTAATTGAACCGCTTAGTTTATTATTGAAAGTATTCCAATCAGTACTGCTTAAATAACCATTTGCTAAACTGGAAGCTACTGGTATGCTAATGGTACCGGATCCAGTAATGGTTCCACCGGTCAGCGGACTGCTTACCGTGATGCTTGTAACGGTACCAACGGAATAAGACCGGTCTGCGCTTAGGTCTTGACTGGTTCCATTTATTGTTATGGATCGGCTAGTCGGCACCCCACCCAAACCAGCTAAAGTATAGTTAGGCACGTTTAACGTAGATCCGACAAAGGTAGCTGCACCACTACTGCCAGTAGTAGTTAAAAGAATAGCATTTTGCTTACTGTTAAAAGTACTCCAGTCAGTACTACTTAAAAAGCCGCTTAATAAACTAGATGCTTGCTGTATGCCTATAGTACCTGATCCAGTAATGGTACCACCAGTCAGCGGACTGCTAGTGGCAATGCTTGTAACTGTTCCTACTGAATAGCTACGGTCTGCGCTAAGATCCTGGCTGGTTCCATTTATTGTAATAGATCGGCTAGTCGGCACGCCACCCAGGCCAGCCAACGTATAGTTAGGCACGTTTAACGTGGATCCTACAAAGGTAGCTGCACCACTACTGCCAGTAGTTGTTAAAGAAATAGCATTTTGCTTGCTATTAAAAGTAGTCCAGTCAGTAGAAGATAATGCACCTCTATTCGCTGATGATGCCGTCGGTATGTTAAAGGTATGAGTGCTACTTGTTGAACTAATATTAAAATCGCTGCCGCTAGTTCCAGTAGCAAAATACTGTACTTGATTAGTCAGGCCATTTAACGCTGTTAAACCAGTACTAAAAGTAGTAATAATTTGATCTAGCGTATTATTTTCAGTGTGTAAAGTAATTGTCCGTCCGTCATTATTTACATAAATTCTAACTGCTAGACGGTCAGTTAAACTTAATGCAGTAACAGGAATGGCTATGGACGTTAAATAAACGTCAATTGCTGTACCGCCAGTAATTACTTCAGGCGTTCCGCTATTGCTTGTAATTAGTGTGAAAGTAGTTCCGTCGTATTTGTATAACTCTATGTAAAAATTGGGACTACCACCACCGCTAGACGCTTGAAGATATAATTCAATATTCCAGTTTCCAGACGGTATACTTAACTGCGCTGGATCGTTAGCGTCAGTAATAAATTGCGCAATGTATCCATTTGTGCTAATTGTGAAGTCCGTACCAGCTCCCAAAACAGGCGTTCTACTCATTTCATAGTAAGTATCGCCGCCAAAAGTTCCTTGATTAACACTACCGTTAAGATAATAAGATACGGACGAGCCACCACCAGTATTTGTAGGAAAATTAGCTAATTGTCCGTCGCCGCGTATGTATTGTGTAGCAAGTCCGGCCCCTGTTACATTTATAGAGCCCGAACCAGTTATAGGACTATTGCTAACAGTAAACGCTGAAGGCATTGAAAGTCCTACCGACGTTACCGTACCGACCGAATAAGTACGATCTGCTGTAAGATCCTGGCTGTTTCCGTTTATTGTGATTGTTCGTGACGTAGGTACATAGCCAGCCAAGCTAGGTATATCGCTTAATAGTGCTAGCGTTCCGCTATTGCTAGGTATAGTTAATTGACTAGTTCCGCTAGGAAACAAAAACCAAAATTGATTTCCGCTAGTTCCATTTACAAAATTTATCGAATTGGTACCTGATGATGCCCAAAAACCAGCATAGCCAGCAGGTATGCTTGTGCTAGATGATAGTTTTGCAGTTAAACTAAAATCGGCTTGTATAGTTGCAGTAGCTAAAAATGATCCAGCTACTCCTAAAGTCGTAGTTGGTATATCAAGAGCATCTGCATATTGATAATTTATACCTACTCTGCGACTAATTTTGTCTATTGTGATAACTTCTTTTGCACCGCTTTGATCATAAATTGAAAATCGCTGATAACCTAGCGCGCCGTTAGTATAACCTATCCTGTACTCGTCTACTAGATTAGAGTTGTACATTGTATAGGCATTGCTAGTGCCGTTTAGTTGTAGCAAAGTATTATCGTCAGTAATTGATAGTACTTTATTTATATCGTCGTAAAATAATGAGTTGTCGCCGCCTACTGTGTTTGTTCCCGTCCAGTATGTAACTTGTCCTGGTAGTCCTGATCCAGTAACCGTACTGGATCCCGGACCGCCAATAAGATCCCAGCCTGTTCCTGTATCACGATAGATTTCATAAGTATCAATACTAACAAAGAGCCGGCCTGTTTGTCCTGGGGCTGGCCTGTTAGCAAACGTGTTACTACTGATTGCTGGGGATCCCAGTTCATTTAATATATTAAAATTGATATACACTATACGTATCTCTTTAGAATTACAGTAAGTTTATTAACTCCAGATCCGCTAAAATTAAACGAATAGATTTTTACATTTACCTCGTCGCGATTGCCGTTAATTGTCCAGCTTTGATTGGGCGTAAGCAAAAATCCGTCTACCGTTACGTTTGACGTGCCTTGATTAACGAAAATAACGCTATTTGCGTTCGTGTCCGTTTGGCCCGATTGCTGGAAAATCTTTGTTTCGGTTATGTATTTAACACAAGGCATTATCTACAAAATTTTTGATCGTTTTGGTATTGACGCTTAAAAGTAGTATCGTCGGGCAAAAAAGTAGTGTTATCTACAATATCAGCCACCATTTGCCGTGCCGTACTAGCCGCACCCTGGGCGCTGGGCGCCGCTGATCCTGTTTTTTTCTTTCTTTTGATCCAATAATAGTACAGCGCTGCTGCAGCTACTATATATAAAACTGTTGCTTTTTTCATACAAGTACATTGTTATCTTCAAAACCTTTGATCCTTATTCCTTGCTGTAATGCTTTTACAATTGCTGCTCCTGTCTTTTTAGGAATATTTTGTTTTTGAGCTTTTTTTATTGCTTCTTTTCTTGCTTTTACAGCTGATGCGACAAGCGAAGTTTTAATAGCGCCACCTTGTTTTTTACCTTCTAATGCTTTTCTAATTGTATCGGTTACAGATGTAGATATTAGTTTTGGTAAAAAAGATTGCTCCGGTTTGGTTACCGTTGGCTCCTGGTCCTCGTCAGCAGGCAAATTTTCGTCCTGTTTACGCTTACGCAAAAGCATAAACGCAGCAATGCCGGCGCCTACTAACAATAAAATAGGCAAATAATTTTTTTTCATTTTCTATATTTTGGTAACCTTGATACTAAATTTTTTACTCTTGATAGTTCACTATCGCCAAGTCCGTTCCAGGGAAATGTGTCGCTGCCCTCTTGCAAATAAGAAAGTAGATCCTGGTTATACCTATTCAAAAAAGTTTCGGCCAGGTAGCTAACTTGCGACTGCGTTTGTAAACTGGAAAAAACTCCAATAACGGCGGCCGTGTCGTCTGCATACCAGTTTAGGGCATTGTAAATCTTTTTAGCCAGTTCCGTTGCTGTAGCGTTTCTAAGTATTAACGCATTATTTATTTTAGCAGCGTTCGTTTTATAAAATGCTGGTTTAAACGGACTGTTTGGATCCTCTTGCTCCCTGATAACGCGCCTTTCGCCAGCGCCAGTTGCCAGCCCTAAATTCACTAATAACTTACGGACAATAAAAAAGCCGCCTAATGCTACGCCAGCAATTAGTACAGTATTAGCATCTAATTTGAATTTTTGCGCCATTACTTTCTAAGCATTGTTAACAGCATACTAATCTGGGCTTGGGGCATTGCTGCCAGCTTTTCCAGGTCCTCTGCCGTTACTCCTTTACTAAATAAGGTTTGAATGATCTGCTCCAAGTCTTGCGTGCCGCTAACGTGCTGCACTTTCGTTGGAGAAAAACTTGATACCAGGTTTCCGAGCATTGCGATTAGCATTTGTTGTACTTGTGGCTGTTGTAGCATTCCGGCCAGTATGCTGGTCGGCGTTGTCTTTTCTTCTTCTTCTTCCTCGTCCTCGTCAGTTTCTATTTCTGCCAGGCGTTCAGCACGTAAGGCGCGGATCTCGTTTAAGATCTCGTTATTGATCTGCGCCTGTTGATTGCTTACGCCGTAGCCGGCTATCATTCCTACTGGGGCCTCATTTAACACAAAAACTTTATTGATCGCCGGGGCTACTCTTTCTTTGTCCTTGTCGTTGTATAGACCGAGAACAAAGTTATTGTAGTCGTCCGGCGCGATAAAAT